TTTTATGTCTACAAATAACAACAGACTTAAACCATTGATGAAAAGGTATCTTCACACCATTCTTGCTGCTGTAAAAAGAATTGTTATGGGTCCTGTGATTTACAATACCCACCTTATTTTTTCTTTCAGCTGAAATTAAATCACCTTCAATGAGAGATATATCTTCAGCTTCCCAGGCTCTAAATGCTTTATAGTAGTCTCGTCCATGAATTTTATAAGGATAAGACAAATCGTGTGGAGTAACTTTTCCATTACTATTCAATATAATCAATTGAGATTTTTCCGTGATCCGTGACGATTGATTCTCCTGGGGAAGATACTTTCTTACTAATTTTGTTTCTTCATGCATTCTTACACTATCATAATTAAATCGTTTAAATCCTTTTAGAATACGAATATAGTTAAATTTCTTTCCTATACCCTTTGATTTACTTCTACTCTTTCCTTTTTTACCTGCATAATAATGTTCATGTATTCTGGCCAATGAATTAATAGTTTCACCAATATAAATTAATACTCTTTTTCTAAGTTCAAAAGGATCATAACCTTCGTCAATAACAAAATTTCCATTCTTATCTTCAATATATTGACCATTGATTCTTTTATATCTTGGTGTATCCTCGTTGACCTGAATTAAGAAATAAATAATAGATCTTTCATCAGTTAAATCAAAATTCAAATTAGTGATTTTTTGAAATCTATTTAAATTTAAAATAATCATTAGTGTAAAGTTTTTATTACAAAAGGTTTAATGGACCTTGAAGTTTTAACAACAGTGTTCATCATCTCTCTATACTCTTTGTCATTCAAAGTTGATTTATATAATCGTAAAGCCTGCGCAATCATTGTGGATGCAATCATCTGTGAGTCTTCATATTGAACTAATTTTCTAATTAAAAATTCTAAAAAATCATCATAGATGTCTTTTAATTGTTTTTCTTTTTTCACCAGTCCCTCTTCTCTAAAGCCCTTGCCTGGTATTCTTCACGTAAAAATGCCATATCTTTTTTAAGCATTTCTATTTCCATTTTTAATTTATAGTTTTCTCTTTCAAGTTTATTTATTATGGCCTCTAAATCATTAGGTCCCTTATCTTGCATCTGGTTCATACGTACATCATAATTGTAAATATCATTAATAACCAACATATGACCAAAAACAACAACCAATAATTAGGTTTGTAATTTTTTAAATTCATAATTAATCCTTATAAATTTTTATTGCAATAATTACTGTGATAATTAATGTTGCAAATATTGCTAAATCAACGGCTGCCATTTTTCTTTTTCCTTTCTTTTCCAAAACAATCCCACTTCTTGTGATATGCTTTTAATAGTTTAGCTATAGCTTTTTTATATCCAGATATAGTCATTGTAGTATCCTTTCATAGTTCATTAGTCTTTCAATATCCTTCTCTTTTATTTCTCCTTGGTTATTACAATACTTGCAATCTTTATAATCAGGTTTATTTTCTCCCTGATAATAAACAGTTATATAACCATTACCTTTGCACTCTGGACATATTACTTTCATATTTAGTCTTCCTTTCATGATTCCAAACGATACCTAATCGTTTTAAGTTTTTTAAGTTTATAAGTTTTTTTGATTTGCTAATCACGTAGTCTGCATCAAATCCCGCATGAGTACATACATCAACAAGATCTTTTGTTTTGTGAGTTAACCAAAACTCCGCTGCTTTCTTATCATCACTGTTTGTGAGTTTATTATTAAAACTAGAAAGAGCATCATACAACATTTGAGCAAGAACTGCTTTCCATAATCTTTGTTCTGGAGTTGCTTTTCTATCCTCAATTGAAACATTTAAATTACTTTGAAACACTTTTACCATTTAAATCCTTCGCTTTCTCGTTAATTAAAATGTCAACAGTTTTAGATTTACTCATAATTGTGTTCGGCACAATTAATTTTCGTATCTTATCTAACTTGGCGTAAGCCTCTTTAGATAAGGTTACATTTTTATATTTACTTATATCAGTCATTTATAACCTTTCTTTGTTTATTTTGTAGGATTATAATTTAATTTATAGTATAAGTCAAATACTATTTTCGACCTTGTCCTCTATACAACTTGAAAGTGTTTTTTTTATTTGGACGTTTAGAATGTCTACCTTTTCTTTTTGGCTTGGTTCTTTTATGATATAGGCCTGTTCCGTATGGATTACTTTTCTTTGCCATATACTATTTTTCGTGCCTTTTTATTATTCATAGGTAAGTATTTAATAACACCATTTACATGTTGTATTAATTCATCTCCACAGTTTGTACACTTATAAACATTATTTAAAATAGAAACTAGTGCAGCCAACTCTTTACAGCCAGGACAAATACCATGAACGATTAATGAATCAATTGTTAAATTTTTCATATCATTGATGAATATACAACTTTACCGTTTTCTTTACTAGCTTTTAAATATTGTTTTCTATTACCAGAATCGTTGTAACTGCAATGAACCCATCCGGAGTTAGGGTCATTGGGGGTCCAAAACTCGAGTATACATTGATCGTAATCAAGATTTTGAACGATCCAATCACTTAATTCTCTATTATGTATTCCAAATATTTCAAAGTCTGCTGCTTGGCCCTTGGTATGTTGACTTTTAGAGGATGATCCTATTGCTTCACACAGCGCTGCTGATCTGTAGCCGGAAGAAATAGATACTGGCATTTTAAAATAATTTCTAATTGGTTGTAATATGTGTGTACACAACAACATTAAATTTGTTATGTGTTCATCTTGTGGCTCGTTTGGAATATCAAGTCTAATTGCTTCTTGAGACTTTGTTAATTCATCTAATGTAAAGTTATCACTTAGTTTCATTTCTTAATTTATTTATTACCTCTATTACGTGTTTCTCATATTGTTTATTTGTAGAAAAGTTATCTAGAGTCTTAGCCATTGCAATAGGATTTCTATTCAATGTAATTTCTCTAACTCTTCTAAATTCTGCATACACTCTTTTTGTATTTAGAATTTCTATGTAATATTTAACAGATTCGCACTTGTTTTTAAAGACTCTTACACGCCAATCTATTGATTCTGGTTGCAATAATGGCAACATTCCCTCTTTAGACCACACTCTTATACCAAATAAATTGTGACCTTCACGTGCAAAACGTGATCTTCCATAGTCACTTTCTACAATGGCCTGCGCTATTATTAGTTCTGTGTTTATTCTTTCTCGTCTTGGGATGTTAAAATTTAGGTAGTCTATGCAGTTCTTAAGGGAGGATATGAATTCTTTGTCGTTTGAGTACTCAAACCTTGGAGGTCCAAACCCTATCTTCTTGGCCCAGGTTATTGCTTCCCCCTGAGCCTTGTTCTTGGCGGCTGGGTTTGGAAAGAATGTACCTAATACAAATGCTGCTAGAGCTATCATCAAATATCTTATTATTGTAGTCTTGATTATCATAACATTTACAGTGATTTAATAAGCAGCATCCAACTGCAAGATTGTTAATACAATTAGTCTTGTTTAACTTCTTTGATTCTTTTAATGCCATGTTTATCTATTTCTACAATGGCTTTTACTTCTTTGCAACTCCAGTTTACATTACCACCTGGATCTCGTTCTACTTTTCTTTTTTGTTCTAAACATTCTGCAAGACTAGCTTTAGGTGAATAACCTTCTAACTTATTATTCATATACATTAATAATGCAAATACAACTTCGATCATTACTTACCTCTAACTGCATCTAATTCTTTTTCTAATTTATCCACTTTCTTTTCCAATTGAGCTATCAATACTTTAGTGTGAACGTTTTCTTCTAATTGTTTAGAATGTTTATCAATTGTTTTAGCTTGATATTCAATTAACATAAATAATTCTTGATTCTTTGGAGTTTGTTCTGCTTTTTTTAAAAGGTCTTGTGCCATTAATTTTTCATTAGTCTCTAATCTATTAAGTCTTTCAACAATTCCAAAATAAGTCCACACCGCTACAACAATAGCAGATACAATAGCCACTATATTTTTAATAGGAAGTGCTACACTTGTTTGGTCACTTAATTTAAATTCACTACTCATTTTTTATCCTCAGTTTGATAAAACATATCATCAGTGTCTTCTAATTGCCAGCCTCTGTTTTCTACATTCCATTCTGTAGTTTGTACTTTATAGTCCGGCCAATGTGTTGAAGTTGTAAAGCTAGGAATACTCCACAAAATACGGTTATTAGGCTGAGCTGCAAAATTGCCATTATCAAGAGCCAATACATGAGCACACTTATGCTGATCGGGAATTTCAGAATGTTCAGTATCCAAGATATTAGGTTCTGGATGTGCCCAATCAATCGTAAATAAATATTGTCCATGAATAAATTTTTTATCCTTACCTAAATATTTACAACGTTGTCCGATTAAAAAATCAAAAGTGCTAACAGAAGGATAATAACTAAATGAATTCCATAACTCAAGATCTTCGAGATCGGGAGATTCCATTTTTCCTTGATGCACAGTACCGCTGTTTCCTCCTTGAATAAAAGCAGAGATAGGAAGCCGCCAATATATTGCACCATTCGTAAGTAAAGCATGAAATAAGATCGCACGCCCTGGAATACTTGCAATACCAATGACCACACAATCTTCAGTTTCGCCATGATGTTTTCGTAAGTCATAAAGATACTCTCTTCTTATTTTACAATAAATCGGCGGAATGTTAGCATTAAGATAAGACATAATCAATCATATATATCACCCCAGTTTTCACCGGATTCATAATCTACTTTGTTTGGAACTTCTAATTGTACAGCGTTTTCCATAATTTCAATTATTTTTTTAGCATGATCTGGAGATTCAACAGATAAATCTAATTCATCATGAATTTGTATGTGAGCAACTATACCTTGTTTATACAATTCTAACATAGATTTTTTTGTCATATCAGCAGCAGAACCTTGAATTAATTTATTTAAAGCTTTGTATGTGAAAGCTCTTCTAATCCCTGGTCCATGTTCCTGGAGTGCTTCCTCATGAGGCAGCGCTTTGTGCATACCAAATTGATTAGGTTCCCACAAATGAAACCTACATAGTCTACCAAGTAAAGTTCTAATTTGTCCACGTTCTTGGGCTCTATTTGAGGCAGCATTGGTTAACTGTTTTACAAATGGAACTTTGGCGTGATATTGTTCAAATAGTTCAGCAGCTTTTTCTTTTGATACACCAAGTTCAGCTTGTAGTTTAGTTTTACCCATACCATAAAACAATCCAAGGTTAATAGTTTTAGCTTGAGATCTTGGTATGTTTGCCATGTCAGCAACAGCCTGGTGAAAGTCCGTATCAGGATTTTCTTTGTAAGATTCAATAACATCATACACCGATGGAAATTTATATAGAGATGCATAGTGTACAACTAGTCTTGGTTCTTGTTGTGAATAGTCAAAACAACCCCATGTATGACCTTCTTCTGGTAAAAATAAAGATCTAATTAATGGTCCTAGATCCTTGTTCCTTGCTGGAAGTTGCTGTAGGTTTGGATTATTATAACTAAATCTTCCTGTTACAGTTCCACCTTGATCTGATCTTATTTGATTAATCTCTGCATGGATACGACCTTTGTGTTCATATCTAATGATTGTATCAATAAAAGTTGTATGTGCTTTATTAATTTCCCTTGCTTTAGCAATCATTTGGACTATAGGGTTTGAATGTTCTTGTAAAAAATTTTTAGTAAAGGATGGCGCCGATGATTTCTCTGTTCTATCATACTGTAAGCCAAGCTTATCAAAAACTGTTGCAATACTTCTTGCTGCCCAAATCTGTGGCTCTATCCCTGTTTCTTGTTTTACTTTTAATAACAATTCATGCTCTTGTGCTGTTAATTGTTGTTTCAGCTTGTGTGCACGTTCTATATCAACTCTTACTCCTTTAAATCTCATATCAACTAGACAAGGAAATAAATCAGTTTCTAAACTAAATACCGATTCTATGTCTTGATGAACTATTTCTTTTTTAAATATTTGCCATAGTTCTAAAGTGAGTTCAGCATCCTTTTCAGCATAAGCTCCAACTTCCATCGCTGGTAGTTGCCACATATCTTCTTTAGGATCCAACCCTCTTGATTTTGCTGCTTCATTTAAAGCTGCTTCACTCTTACCATAACCAAGATAATCCCAGGACAACATATTTAAACTATATTGAAATCTATTCTCATCAATTAAAGATGCTGCAATCATAGTATCCACAATCAAACCATTAATTTTAATTCCCATTTGTCTAATCCAACAAACATCATACATTGCATTATGAAATATTTTTAATGATGGAGTTGCCATGGTATCTTTAAACCATTCCAAAACTTTTTTCTTATCCATATTGGGCCCTGATCCGTGGGCTATGGGAAAATAAAAAGATCGTCCTGGTACAGCAACAGCAATACCAATTACTTCTCCATTACCTATAACTGAACCAGATCCTTTTTTCTTTAAATCAGGATCTCTTGTTTCTAAGTCGACTGCAATCTCATCGTAAGAACGTAGATCCGGAAATTCTTCTGGTTCAACCCATTCTTTTTGTGCTTCAAATAGAGGTATTTTCATAATCCCTTTCAATAATCATTTGTATATAATGTATAGCTTTTAATAAATCTTCTTTTTTTCCTTTATCTTGGTGTCTGCAAATATATTTAATTGCATTACCTTCTGCAAACAGTATCCTATTTTCATTGATAAATAAAGAAGGTTGTATTTTATATTTTTTATAATGTGCTCCACCCACTTGTTTGAAAAAAGCTTTGTTACTCATTTATTTTCTCCATTTCTTTATATGTTTTAAACAAATCATTAAAGATTTCATTAGGGTGTCCACTATACGTGTAAACTCTTTTATTTGCTTCGTAGATTATAAAATAATTATTAACTTGTTTTTCATTTTCTATTTCCATTATTTTTATCATAATTGATAACCTTTCCATTCTTTTTTTGATTTTAATATATAAAGATTTTCCATAGATCTTGTTACACCAACGTACCAAACCCTATGTTCTTCGTCCTGTTTGTCTATACTTGTTTCCATAGACTCCCTTATTTTTCTTGCATTATCTAATATAAGAATAACATTTCTACATTCACCACCTTTTGCTGCATGAATGGTTGATACTTCTATTCTTGGTTCTTCAGATAATTTTTCGCCATTACTTAATAAGGTCCTTATATATAATTCTTTTTCTTGATCTAAATTTGTAAATGCATCAAACCAAGTGACACCTGGAGAAAATCCAAGGTCTTCTATTTTTACAGAATTTCTATTTTCAAATTTCTTTTCATCAAAAGTTTGATCTAAATATTCATATATATCTTTACAATCAGCTACAGATATTTCATTTCCTGTGGTTAATTCAGTCCATTTCAATACAGATTTATAGAGTTTATGATCTATACTTTTTCCATATCTATTTTTAAAATATAATCTTTTTTCTTTTAGCAATTCAGATATCTCATCAGATCTATAAGTTGTTCTTGTTAGTATTAACCATTTATCCTTTGTCAGATCTAAATTATCTACATCAAATATAGTAGTCACATTACCTTGTACTACATTTCCATCTTTATCTTTTTTTGCATGATATATTTTTTCTTTTCTTTTACCTTGTATTCTATTTAATATTGTATTGGATAATTCTTGAATAGCTAAAGGTATACGCTCTGATTGTTGTAATACTTCTTCTTCTGCTGGTTCATCAATAAATCTATTAACATCAGCTCCAGCCCAAGCAAAAATAGCTTGATCATCATCTCCTGCTAAAAATAAATCTTTAGATTTGGATTTTAAAACATCAAACATTTTCCATTGTACCGGAGATAGATCCTGTGCTTCATCTATGAATATAACTTCAAATAAAGGGCATTTATCAAAGTTGATTACAAACTTTTCAATCATGTCTGTATAATCATCTAGATTATAAGCTTTTTTATAATTTATAAAATTTAAATTAATGTGGTTTAAAATATCTAAATCTATACTTCTACTCCATTCGTTAGTATTAAATTCATCTTCAATAGAAATACACTTAACTCTAGCTTTATTAATAAGTTTAAAATATTCATTATCACAATTCATATAACAACTTTCTTCAGAATCACTTGAATAGTTAACTCGTATACTTAATTCTTTACCTATTTGTTCATAGTGAACTGGCTGCATAACATTATCTTCACTCATACCTAACGTATGAAAAGCCAAAGAATGTAATGTTTGAAAAAATTTAACATCTGTTTTATTATAATTTTTATTTATATTTAAAAATCTTTCTCTTGCTTCGTTAGCTGCTTTTCTTGTGAAAGCGAAATAACCAATTTTATTTAAAGGCACTCCTTGTTTTAAATAGTTATCTACTTCATTAAGTAATCTTCTTGTTTTACCTGTTCCAGGAGGACCTAATACTTTTCTAATCATTAGAATATCTCCTTTTTAGATTTGACAGGTATCATTTCAACTTTAGAAGTTTTAATTTTAAACTTGTTAATAGTTATTTGTATTACATCAATTGGATCATGAGATTCTTTTTCTCCTGGTTTCTTAGGGAATCTTTTAGGTATATTAATTTTAGTTTCTTTATCGCCTCCGATCTGTATTATTTTTTCAGCTGTTTTAGATTTATCCAATTTCCAATCCTTATTCTTTAAAGAATTGTAAAAACTTTGATATTTAAAATAAGCATAATCACCCTCTATTAATACAGCTCCAGTTTTAAATGATGCATTAGATTTAGCTTGTGGTCCATTAATATATTCTTTTAAATACTCTGCTAATTGTTCATCAGGAGTGGTTCCTTTAGGAGGAAGTAGTTCTTCTTTAGGAGGAAATAAGTTATCTAATACTTCTTGAAACTCATTTGATTTTACTTTTGGTGGAACAAAATCTGCAGCAGCTGCAATGATAGATCTTATTTCTTCTTGCAATACTATTTGTTTAATATGTTTAGCTTTTACATTTTTAGATTCACCATTAGGTAATTCAACATTGAATGTATATTCAGGTTCAGGATATTTAATTTTAACTAAACTAGATAGTTTAGGAAACAAAGCTTTCTTATCAGATAAGAATCCATATTTTCTTTTTGCACATTCAGTTTTCATACAAAAGTTTACAATAGGTTCTTGAGTACATGTATAACCTTTAGTAGAATCTTTTTTCCAAGATCTAATTTTATCTCTTACTTTTTTCTCACCCCAATCATCAATGACTAATCCATTAGAATCTTTTAAAAAATATTTTTTGGGAGCATCCACAACCATTTCTTCCCACTTGTCTTGATATTTCTTTTTAGCAAACACCATATAGTTATACAGCCATCTATCTCTTCCATCATCCAACTCATCTTTAGTCATCATCTGTAGACAAGGAGGACCATCGTCAAATTCAGATGGGCCTCCCTGTAGTACAGTTTTCACATGGGCTAATGAAAACTCTTCTAATTCTTTTTCTGTTTTTAAATTTGCTTCTACTACTTTTATAAACTGTTCAAATGTAAATGGTTTACCATCAAAGTTAACAGCTACTCTTTCTGATTTATTGTAGTAAGGAAGATTAATAAAATTACCATTAATAAAATTTCCTTCAGCATCTTTACCTAGTTCTGTTTGTTTTGGAAAAATTTCTATTCTTAAAGGTAGTTGTAATGTAAATAATAAACCTTCTAAAAATTTCTTAATAACTATTGCCTTAACTGGTTCGTTTAAAAATATATAAAGATGTAATCCACCACTTTTTGATTTAATTGGAATTAAAGGTAAGTCATATTTCTTTATTAAGTCTAAATATTTTTTTATTGAAAAATCTTTATAATCTTTTGAATCAATATCTATAGCACCAAACCTTGCCATACCCTCATCATCACATGGTTGTATACCTATGGATTTATTACCACTTAAATGATCTAAGTAATCTTGTTCAACTATTGGCTGTTTTGACCAACCATATTCTGGTTTTAGTTTACCTGTAGTTGGATCTTTTATGTTTTTTGTTAAGTCTGCAAAACCAAAATTTCTTTGCAACCCAGTAAAATACTCTATAAAATTTCTTTCCATTTAGCCCTCTGTATTGTGATGTGGGCAATTGCTTGCCCACATTATTTTAACGAAACGAATTAGAAGTGAGCTTCAGATCCCTTTTCAGATCCATTACTCTCACCGTGTTTCACTATAACGTCTCCTTTAGAAACACTTTCAGCGAATGATTTAGCTTGTTGGTATAAAGATGCATCCTCTACAGGACCTACTTTAGTAACCTCCCAACCAAACCAAGTGCCTTTATCATTTGACTGTTGAACTGTTCTTAATTTATATACATGACTAAAAGATGCTGGAGTAAATAATCCATTTTTACCTTTCATCTTTGTTCCTGTTATCATGCTATTCCATTTTCTACTTATCTTTAGCTGCGTTGATTTCATAGCAAGTAAAGCTGTAGTTGGAGTTTGACTACAAACAATTAAGAAATAGCTTGCAGTTCTTTCAACATAATTACCATTTGATAATCTGTCTTTGAAAGAAGCATCTCTTTTTGTTTTAGTCATTATATCACTTGATGATGGATGAATTCCAACTGGAGCGCCAGAACCTTCACCTCTTTCCTGCCATTCAATATATTCTAATTTGTAATGACATGGTAAAACGTTAATTCCTTTTTCACCATCAAATAGTTCTCCAGTTACAGAGTTGTAAATCATTCCAGGTTCTGCACCTTGAACATATTTACCATCTCTCTTGTTAACTTCTGGAGATAGTTGTCCTAGTATTTTAAGAAAAGGTAATGCTAGATCTTCATGACCTATATTACCTAGACCTTTATCTGCATCTTCTTCAAAAAGACTAACAGCTAAAGCTCCCGCAGCTACTTTCTCAGCTACTGCGTTGGACTTTTTAGTTCCTTGGTCCGTCGTGCTTTGTGCTTTGTTCATGTTTATTTCCTTGTTATTTTGGTTCTGTTTCCTGCGAACACGTTAAATAGATCAGAGGGCATATCTTTCCCAGCTTCGATACGCTCTCTGACCAATGCTTTGAGAGTCATGGGTTCAACCTTTAATTTCTGGGCGGGTTGATATCCATTCTCTGCCGCAAGGTTTGCATAAGCAATTGCCTTGTTATCTTCGTTGCGACCAAAAGAAACGGTAACCTCATTTTTAATAAGATCACCTAGGCCGTTTGTACGAAGCCAGTTAAATGCTTCTTCTTTCCTTTCAGCGGAAATAGAAGCACCGTAGATGGGTTTCACTTCTACAGCGGAACCATCTGCTAATTTCAATGTTGAGATATTCATTTCTTGCATCATCGTAGGAATGACATCACCTGAAAGAATATCTGCTTCTTCTTGTAATTTTTTTAAATTGTTTTCTGCTAAAACAATTTTATCTTCAAGGTTTCTTAATTTAATAACTTGATCAGATAAAGATTTAGCATCATTAGCCTGTGTTATTGACTCTGCTTGGTCTATTTCATAGTTTATTGTTGTCATATTTTATCTTTCTATTTGTTGTTTGTTTTCTTTCTATTTTTTTCATGTAACTAATTATAATGTAAAATTATAAATATGTCAAGATGTAGGATATATTAATTTTCTTCAACAAGTCCTTTCTCAAATAAATTAATTTCTATTGGATAATAAACTTGTTCTTGTCTATCCCATTTTAATAAATTATACTTACCATTTGTAATATCTGCAGCAATAGAACACGCCACCCCTATAATTGCAGGATCACCCGTAAGTAGTAAATAATCTTTTTCAGTATAGTCTTTTAATAAGGATCTTAATTTAAGTATTAAAGGCCCTGGACTTAATACCATTTGAGAATATTCAGGTAATAATACTTTTAGTTTACCATATTTAGCTGCACCCATAATATTAAATTTAGGTTGACCAGCTCTAGTTCCTGGTAATTCTTGTATTACATATACTGTTGTGTTCATCTTTCTTTACTTGACAATTAAATTATAGTTATGATATAATGCATTTTTATAGAAAGATAAAGTAAAATATTATGAATTACAAGTTTAAAACTAAACCATACGCACATCAAATAACTGCGTTAGAAAAGTCTTGGAATAAAGCTCATTTCGCTTATTTCATGGAAATGGGGACTGGTAAATCAAAAGTTCTTATTGATAATATAGCCATGCTGTATGATAAAGGAAAAATTAATGGTGCTTTAATCGTTGCTCCAAAAGGAGTTTATCAAAACTGGTTTGATATAGAAATTCCAAATCATATGCCAACACACATAGAAAAAAAGATGGTGCTATGGAAAGCATCTTTTATGAAAGGTAATGAAATAGTATCTAAAGAAGTAGATGCATTGTTTGAAACAGGAACAGATCTTCATATTTTAGTTATGAATGTAGAAGCCTTGTCTACAAAAAATGGCGTAACATTTGCAAACAAATTTTTAAGCTGCCATGAAACTTTGATGGCAATAGATGAATCTACTACTATTAAAAATCCAGATGCTATTAGAACAAGATCTATTGTTCAATTAGGTAGATCTGCAAAGTATAGAAGAATATTAACTGGATCTCCTGTTACCAAATCTCCTTTAGATTTATATAAACAATGTGAATTTTTAAATGAAGGTTTATTAGATTATACTTCTTACTACGCTTTTAAATCTAGATATTCTGTTTTAAGAACAGCAAACTTTGGAGGTCGTTCAGTTCAAATAGTAGTAGGTTATAAAAATTTAGATGAACTCTCAGAAAGAATAGAACAGTTTTCTTATAGAGTTTTGAAAGAAGATTGTTTAGATTTACCATCTTATTCTTTTACAAAAAGAATTATTCAATTATCAAAAGAACAACAAAAAATTTATCAATCTATGAAACAATTAGCTTTAGCACAACAAAATGGTAAACTTATGACAACTGCTACTGCCCTTGTTCAATTAATGAGATTACATCAGATTACTTGTGGTCATTTTAAATCAGATGATGGAACTATACAAAAAATTAAAAATGAAAGACTAGATGCTTTGATGGATATATTAAGTGAGGTTGAAAACAAAGCTGTTATATGGGCACATTATAAATATGACATTGAAGTGATAGTTGAAGCAATTAAAAAAGAATATGGCCTTGATTCTTATGTTACTTATTATGGTGATACACCAAGTGAGATTAGGCAAAACAATATAAAATTATTTCAAGATGAAAATAGTAAAGTTAGATTTTTAATTGGAACACCACAAACAGGTGGTTACGGTATTACACTTACTGCAGGTAATGTAATGATTTATTATTCTAATGGTTATGATTTAGAAAAAAGAACTCAATCAGAAGCCAGAATAAATAGAGCCGGACAAAAAAGAAAAATGACTTATATTGATATCATTGCAGAGGACACCGTAGATGAAAAAATAGTAGATGCCCTCCGCAAAAAAATAGATATCGCTTCTAAAGTAATGGGAGAAGAATTAAAAGATTGGATTTAGATAACCAATCATTCTCGCATGGTGTATAAGGTATCATTACTTTACCTCTACTTTAATACCTTCGACTTCTTTTGGTTTTTTAAAACCAAGTTTAATTTTAAGTAAACCATCAACCATTTCAGCTTCATCGATTATTACATCAGATGCTAACTCAAATTGTTTAATGAATTTTCTATAAGCTAGTCCTTTTTGAACATAGTCTATATTTTTATCTTCAACTTTACCTTCTACAGTTAAAATACCGTCTTTTACTTCTACAAGAACGTTTTCTTTATTGTATCCAGCAAGTCCTATTTCTAGACCATATTTACCTTTTCCATATTTTACCACGTTGTAAAAAGGGAATGAAGGTGTTTTAGACCAACCATCAAATATATTATCGAATATATCTGTAGTGTGTTTTACGAAATGATTATGGAGTTCATCCATTTTAATCATACCGTTATTTGGGAATAATGAATTAAATGTCATTATTATCTCCTTTGTTAAGCAAGTTAATAGGTCCACCCACATGATGCAACCTGGCAGATATATAATGATTTATTTTAAAATTTCAATAACCTAATTCATCATAAGCTTCATTTTTATTTGATGAATTTTTAATGTTATTGTTATTATCTATATTTGATTTTTCTCTTTTAATATGACCAAGAACTGTTCCTTTGTGAATACCTTCTTTAATAACATAACCAGAAGTTCCATT